AGCATATATTCTTGTTCTTTGTTGCTCAATCTCAATCCTTGCTGGTATTTCCATTCCTTAAACCTGTAAAACAATAATAAGAATAGTACGATTAAACATTCTAATATCAGCGAATTAAGCATTATTTTATTGGCTCCAAGTTATCCACCTCGTTTGGAACCCAAATTCCAAACATGGTCGAATTATAATATTGTTGACTCGCAAGCCATTGGTTGCACTCGATAATCTTATGTTGTATAGCAGCATTTTCAATCGCCACGCCAGCCTCTCTCGCACGAAGAACTGTTTCCTCGGTAGCACAAAATTTCCAGATCTCGGATTGAGTTTCATAATAATTGATTGGAAAGGCTATGAGTGCTACAAAAAGAAGAGCTCCAGCAATAGCAATAACGATGACTCCAATATGCTCTAAGTCGTGCCTCTCGCCCCATGTAAATAAAAATATACCCAAACCTACCAGAACTGCCAAAGAAATAATGATAATCATGGCTCTTCTCCTATTTATCCAATCCCAAGTCTTTAACTGTATTTATGAAGTTCCTGGCTCATTTTTACATACCCTGCGATAATGAAATTAATACCCATATTACAAACAACCAGATCGCTACCACAATTACAAATGGGATAGTTACAATCCACCACTTCCACTTAATGACTTTAAAACACCGCAGAAGGAAAAGCACCACTACTGCGATTGAAACCAATATTGATAATACAACTGTCAAGTCTCCGAAAAACATAATGATCTCCTACCTTGGTGCGATCTGCATATCAGGTTTTGGCAATGACTGAGTCACTGCTTTGCCATCTTCAATTCTTGCATCTGGTATAATGTCATTGAAATATTTCTTAAATCCATCATGGATAAACTTCAAGAATTCTTCCTTGAAAAATTCACCTTCCTTCTTGGTGGCGGTATATTCATACATATACTGCCGCACCAAGTCCGTCATTCTTTGAGGTGTCAATTCTCCTGTGTTTATAATCACTGAAGACTGTATGGGATGAATCAGAAATGAGGATGCCATTAATTTATATTCCTTTAGCTCTTTGTTTCTCTTGAACCGTTCAATTATCTGAGCCATCCTGTTTGAGACATCTATAGGCAATACCGCAACAAGAACTTCATTCCCGGCCATGGGAAGCTTGTCCTTCTTGTTGAAGTAGATATATGTAATGCTTACGAGTTGTCTCATGATATTGCTACTCCTGCGCCGTTAATCTTACCCCGCACTTTGGGCAAAAGGCATATTCTGTCAAAATGACACCATCATCGTCTGCTTTATGTTTATTAATCCATTCCCTTCCGTTCATAATTGCGATAACACCATTACCAGAAGCAATCCCGTAAATATGGTGACACTCTTCGTCCTGCAATGGATGATTGGGAACACGATGGCCACGGCTTTTCTTTTCTAACAGATCAATGTAGTCTATCCCGGTTAAATCCATAACCTCGCCAGTGTATTGCGCCTCAGTAATCACCAGGTTGTCACTCTTAAATCTTTCCCTAAGAGCCATTCTAATTTGCACCAGAGACATTGTATCCGCGACGATAGTTTCCTCTTTTATAGCCTCCCCGGGATGACCACCAATGATAATACCCATTGAGTATTTTACCCACCAAATGTATATCTCTTTTCCCATCAAATCACCTGGCTGACAAATGCATTGGGTTCCAGTTTGCCATTTTTGATCACGACGGTAAAGTTCCGGCCCCTGACGATTTCCTGTTTGGCAATCAGGCGCATCTCGATTGGCTTATTCGGTTTGGCCTTTGGTTTGGCCTTTGGTTCCGGTTGAATGTTACCACTCTGAGCATGTGCATTTTTGTTTTGATCTTCGTTCATCGTGTCCTCCGTTTACTTATAGCCTCTTCCTTGGTATGTCTTGGTAGATGGCCGTGATGCCACCAGTCAAATAGTTGAATTCAAACAATATCTTGCCATTGAACTTCTCTTCATTCAATTTCTTTTGTTCTTCCATGAATTTGATAAATTCTTTGTTTTCTTCAATACTCATTGGGCCACCTGCTCTTCTGGCTGTGGTTCATTCTCAATACCTGCCAAAGCCGCTACAACTGCCACCTTGAGACGTGTGGGCAATGCCTGGAATTCCTGTGTCTGCATGATCTCTGGGAACTGTTCAATCATTTCAACGATCTGATCTATGACTGCATCTTCTTCTTCTGAATCCGGCATTGTCTCGGCCACTTCTGCGGCGGGTTCGGCCAACTGCTGAAACTCTTCCAGTGCCTTTTCCAGTTGTGCTTGTCGGTCCCTGGCTTCCTGCTGTTCGGCAATATACTTCTTGGCCCGGGCATTGTCCTCTAACGAGTACGCCAAATCAAGAAGATGCTCTGCTGAAACAAGAGGATACTCATAGACTTCCATCCCCAGCTTTGCCAGTGCCATACCGGTTTCAAACTCTCCTTCCGGATCAGCTGGCAAGATCGACAATTGAGTCACGTCCACAGTAAATTCGATATCCTTTGCATCTGCCGGGTTGAACGTCTCAAAATTAGCGTCTCCAAACTCATCATCAACTTTTTGTATGATTGTGCCCGGATAAAAGTTCTGATAGATAAAAACCCAATGTTTGAAAAGGTCTTTACACAGCTCTATCTGTTCATCAATCTTGGTTTGGAATGTACCCAGGGCGGCAATCCGTAAAGCCTTGATCTTCTCGCCTGAGTCCTGAGGTGATTCATTGAAACCACGAAGAGCATCTGATTGATGCGTTATCCGGTCAATCCATGCTTTTAGAAAATCCATCCACCATTTTCCATCAAACCCAAGTGCGGGTGGTTCCAGCCACCTGGTACCTTGTGCGTTATCCGTATATAAAACGCCGCCCAATTCATTGTCTATGGGTGTTTCGTCAAAATCTTCGCCCTGAGATGTCTTCGCACTTGTATCTCTGGCTGTGATCAGCTTTGGATTTCCGGTATACCTCAAGTTGTCATTCAGGTTGGATGCCGAGTTGCAAAGACGCATAATCAAATCTTCAATATTCTTGATTTCAGAAATTCCCCAAAAGTCACCAGCCTGGGCAAGGTTCCTGCTGTCGAAGAAAGGTGGCCGCTTGTATGGATTATCAGCTTCTTCCAGGATCCAATCCCTGTGACCCTTGATAATCGTCACGCGTTTGTAACCAGAAGGAAACTGTGGCACCTTTTTCTTTATCATCTCTCTTTTAGGCTCTTCATTCTCATTGTACACCATCTTGCCATTTTCGTCTCTCTTGTAATCCTCTTCTTTAATATCCATCATTTCATCACTGGCTGGCATATAACATTCCAATGGCTGACAATAGCCACCTTTGCCTGTTCCCGAATCTCCCATAAAGAATCGTTTCACTGCTGCTCTGGCCCTGGCACTGAATCCATGTTCGGTATTCTCGAACTGGTTCATTTTCTCATAAGTACCGGTTGCGCCATCATCAATAGTATCAATATTGTATAGTCTTTTCGCTTTTGCTATTGAGATAATAGGTCCGTAAATATATGGATCGTTTGTATGTTCTTCAATAGATGCTATATTTGGTGAGGGGAAATGAGTCGTAATATCTGTCAATGTATTTATGATTTTCTTCTCTTTCTCGTCGAATACAGACTTCACGATCAAGGTGCCGACCTTGCCCTTTTCACGGTATCCCATTCGTACCTTGGGCTGCATCTTTGTTTCTCTCCACACCCGGACAAGTTCAAGCTGCATCTTTTTTGCTGCTTCACTGGCTCTTTGTTTTAGTTGTTCGTATCGAGTCTCGGCTTCTTGCTCTGCTTCAGGATCACCTTTCCCTTCTTCACCCTGTGCTTTTTGCCGTAATACCAAAATGTCCTGGAAATCCTTATTGTCCTCATTGAACCGCGGTTGTACGTCCGGCATGGGCGCTCTGGCAGTTACCACACTCAATCCTGTTTCAATCACATCAAAAGCAATAGCTATCCTGACTTCCGAAAGATGCTTGGCCCGATGGACATTCTTCGCTTTCCATGGATTATTCTCGTACATCATTGTATACTTTTCAGCATCCTTGAATACTCCACGGTCCTCAATGACCTTCTTGGATCGCTCATAGAAGTTGATGATGGCATTGTAAAGCTCGGGATCCTTTCGGACTCCCTGCTTGCCTTTGCTCTCTTCTTTTGTTTTTTTATCTTTGGCCATCAGACTCAATCAGTTCCTTTACTGGATTATCTCACTTGGATAATAAAGACCTACAACGGGCATTCCAGTTATAATAAACTGTCCCCTTATACTTGCAGGGTTCATTAATATTCTATTTGTGGCTCTTGAGACAACTACCATATTATCTTTTCTTATTTTAGTAACTCTCCCAATCCTTGTTTCCCCCCACCTATTTGTTAAAACAACATTGCCAACTTTTAATTTGGGATGCTTTTTGGGTTTCGGGTGCTTTGGCATATAAGTTGGTGCTTGCCAATCATCACAGTATACGCCTTCATGCTCAAAATCAATACAGTTTTTGCCTTTGTTTTTTGGACAATCAATATTATAGCAACTCTCCATTTTTAACTTATAATCATATTCGGAATGTTCCGATATCCTCTTTGCTATCGCATCCTCATATATTTTGTCAACTACAGCATAGTTGAAGTTTTCCATATCTCCCCTCATTTGATTATTATTACTCATATTCTCTACTCGCTCTCTCTGCCGCTTGTTGGGCTCTCCGAACCATCTTCCAGGCCGGTGTATCCTTTTCCTTCGGAACTACAGCCGATGCATCCGCACACACAAAATGCCGGACCACATCCGGGTAATCTTTGTATTTTTCAATAATCGTACCCTCTGCGGCAGCCTTTTTGTCGATGATCTTTCCAGTCAATTGCTCTTTGATGTAATGAGACATCCCGTTCCAGGTGTGATATAAAGTATTATATATGACCAACCCGGGCTTGCCGTCTGCCATGGGCTTCAGGGCTTCCCGTACCTTCTTGTGGCCATACTGTATTTCACTCTCTTTCGATGGTCCTGTGTAGCTCTTCTCGTAATTAAAGTTCTTCTTCAGGCCGGCTCCAGCACTAAGGAAGAGTTGTGCCAGTGTCTTTTGTCCTCTGGTCTGCCATCCGAAATGACGATCCATAATCCTGCGGATCCCGGTGAACGTATGAGCGCGCCAATACTTATCTTCAATATCAACAAATTCTTTCGCTTCATCGGGTACACTGAGTTTGCGTCTCATATCCCAAAATGGCCTGGACTGATCTGATGGATATTCATCAAAGATAATCCTTCGTTTATCTGGACAATAGGCTCCCCATATTGCAGCCGATGGTCTGGAATCATGAGGATCCACCATCTGTAAAATCTCTGCATATTCCGGGATTGGGAAATCTTCAGGATTGACAAAATGAACTTTTCGGTCCAGGGAATAGATGAGTCCGGAGAAATACATATACCGGCCAAATACCCTGGCTTCCTTTTCCTCTTCATCATAGCTGGCAACCATCTCATCAATGATATCCGGATCCAGGTGTCCTCGTATACCTCGTTTTTTGCAAGCTTCATACACGTCTGCTGTTAAATGATAGTATCCGGACCTGTTATTATCGGCGGCACTTTGAATTTCATCAATCATATAAGGCGGGCAATACAGTGGCGTGTTGGGATAAAGTATGATACAGCCCATCCTGCGACGTGACTTTACGGCATTCCACACAAATTGTGGCGCTGGTTCATCCAAAACGATAACTCCAACCGTAGCGGCCTCAAACGCACCCGGATCCTGTTCGTAGGTCTTAAAGTATATCTCCCAACCATTTATGAATGTCATCTTGGCCACAATAGTCTTGCCCTGCTTGTCTTCCCTGTACTCCTTATCGACATGAAGCTTTGGTTTCACGATCTCATCAATCATAGGCTCAACCGTGTCCCGAAGTGTATCAGCCTTTGAACAATACCATATCTTTTTCGGGTATGGGAAATTCTTATAAATCGGGAAATCAAACCATCCATTCTGTTGTCCGAAGATAAAGTTCATTGCAATGTGGATAGTTGTACTTGTTTTTCCAACGCCATTGGCATCTGTGCAGAGAACTACTGGAGTCTTGCTCTTTTCAAGGCAATGGCCCACGGTATTGATATATTTCTCATTGGCCCCATTGGGACAGTAGAATCTTAGAGGTGCTGCCTCCACAGCTGAATAATAGTTCGCCCTCTCCGCTTTATCCTTAAGGGTGAGTGCAACTACTTCTGGCTGTAAAATCGATCTAAACATCAGAAGAAGCAGGAGTACGCTTAGTTTTCTTATCATTTTTAAGAATCTCCGCTGCTCGTTCAGAACTCTTTTCTCCATTTGATATAATGGTGGATAATAGTTTACTTGCTGTATCTTCTTTGCCGGTTGGATCTGTGATTGATACCTTCCTGGGCTCAAGCTCTTCCCGGGCCGAATCCAGGATCTTGTTAACAGCCAATGACTTACTTATTTCCAAAGTATCCACATTGTTTTTAGTTTCCTTCTTTTTCTTAGGATCAGCACAATCCTTGTTATGCTCCCGTATAAGCTTCTCAATTTGTCGCTGCCGGATCCTGAGCCGCCATGTTTTCTGTGTTACCGGGTAACAAACAACAGATTTTTGATATTCTTCCCGACCCTTCATGATTTCAGTTGTTTTATTCCTTTTGTAATAACTAATGGTTGATAGGTTAATTTTTATCCCAAACTCATCATTTAAGTAGTCCTGAATTTCGATGGACGGACAGAAGGCTCCCAACATTTTATAAATAACGGCCTTATGTTCCGCATTTAATTTGTTTTTACTAACGTCTTTTTTCGCCAACTTGCACCTTCTATGATCTTTTAAACCACAATTAAATGCTTCCAATTATTTCCATTCACTATATTTGATATTTCTGCTTGGCAAATACCATATTCAAACGCCAGCCTTTTTTGTGTATACTTATAAGGCTTATATTTCCTTCTTATTTCAAATACTTGTTCATTAGTTACTTTATTTTTACCGCTATCCTCGCCGGGATGGGGGAAATCATCTCTGCCTTTCCTAATCATATCATCCGTATTATCCTTGTTTGTACCCAAAAATAAATGCGATGCCTTTACACATATAGGATTATCACAACTGTGCAGAACACGCATACCTTCTGGGGTATCACCATTTTCGATCTGCCAAGCATATCTATGAGCAAAAATTGCAACGCCTGCTCTTAATGTAAACCCACCATATCCATTCTGACCACGTTTCCCAGCTGTCCACTCCCAACAGCCACCAGGTATCTTTTTTACCTTTTCCCAAAATCTTATCTCAGAATCTCTTTTTTTTCTTCCCATTATACAACCTTACCTTCTTTTATCATTCGCTCAATACATTCAACACACAAATCCACTTTTTCCAGTTCCGTCCCTAATTCTCTCGCTCTCGGGACCCTTCGCATTGCATTTAAAAATATTCTTGTTTCCATACCCTCTAAACTACAATCAATGTAACTAAGGCCTGAATCAGGCAGCATCTCATCCCCACATTTGTCACAATATTTTTTAACGCTCATTATGCCCTCAACTCATCCCGGCGTATGCAATTTTTTTATTGAGAATACCTTGCAACCAGAATGCAAGTCTCTTTGGCAGTTTAACCGTATGCTTGCCATTGGGTGTTTTTAGAGTTCCATCAGAACTCACACCAAACAGGCCATATACAAGCTTGTATCTCATATCATATCTCCAGGTTTATCAGTTATGTTTTTCACCAAATACCCATGAAGATATTCATATCCGACAATTATTGATTTCCATTTTTCAACAGATTCAACATCCATCATTGATGATGCTTTTTCCGCATTTTCAATTTCGTTTAGTAAAAACTCTTCTAATTCACTAACCTTTATGTATTTTTCTCCATGGAAATAAAATGGTGTCATGTTATACCTCCAAAATCGTTCTTGTGACATCTACCACTACAATAACTACAAATTTCAATACAAATAATCCCGCAGCCAATATTAGCCAATGCCCGATATTTAGCATGTTAAACATTGACAGCCTCACACGTCTCTTCAAGAATATCCGGCTTGCATGGATAGAATTCACCGTGAACACCTTTGATGATCCAATCTTTTGGACACACAATATGTCCACCCTCAAGAGTATCAATCCATCCATGATTGTGCATTATGTCACCACAATGTTTACATTGAGTTTGGCCATCCAATTCCGGTGTTCGATAAAATCCCACATTGAGATGGTATATAGGCATGTCTTCCGGGGTAATGCCATGCCCAGCTTCCCTATCGTAAGTAACCTTAAGCCACTGTTCAGCCTCAATCACTACTGGCTTTTTTCTATATTTCTGCATGATACTTCCTCATTGATACTCACCATTATCTTCAGCCGGTGGCTTTGCTTCTTTTTCCGGCGCAGGTGGAACTTCTTTTTTGATTGAAGCTCCGCTTTTTAATATTTTCTTGACTATGCTTTTTTTGGATTCTTTGATCGGGTTGGACTTGTCTTTGGTTTCCTCAAAAAAATTCCTCTTGAAGGCAAAATACTTCTTCACCTCAAAGAGGATTAAAAACAACGCAATCGCAATTAAATAAACACCTACTGTTATTATCAACTCCATTGCCTTGATTCCTTTTTAGCCCCTGGGTGGCTCGATCCAAACCACCCAGAGTTGTAGATGTGGGAGGAAAGGAATATGAAAGACAATGGTAATATATAGAAAAGAACTTATATATCAAGAATATGTGGTATACATATATATATATAACCTATTTTTCAAAGGATTCCGTTGTTTTCTTGGTGAAATCACATATTGGATTGGTGCAAGCATGATATCTAATGCGTATTTTCCCATCATCAGTTATTTCTGATTTGCAGATATGAGTATTCCACCCACATAGGGGACACATCAATCCACCCTTGCCATTTTTAGTCATCTCAGCCCTCCGATACAATCCCGGATATCCTGGTGTCTCTGTCTACAATAATCCCTCTTCTTGGTCATGCACCCTCCGATATCTTCCTATGAGCCTCCATTCGGTTCCCTTTTTTATTTACTTGCGATTTCTTCCTTTCCCGGATTTTGGTTGTTCCGATGGTGGACAGCCACCACGTCCTTTATTTTTCCGTATCCCGCCGCCTGAACCATCTCTTTTCGGAGTACCTTTTTTTGTAGACATTGTGTTCTCCTTTCTTAAGTTTTAAATACAGACGGGCCGAAACCCGCCTGCGACATACAACCCATGTTAATGTACAACTCCTTGCTTTCTTTATCTCCGCGCTATCCCGTACACCTTCAGGACTGAATCTACTTCAGCAATTTCAAGTCTTATTAGGGCTGATGCAAAATCCCCAAGGGTCTTTTTCAGTACAGTATTGGCATCCTGAGCCAAAACCATACGTTTGAGATAGCTGTCTGAAGCCTTTTGTAGATCATTATATTCCTTGGCCAAGTTGTTATACTGTGCCAATGGAACCGTCTTTGGTGCAATGGCATCCTGAGCAAATGCGAAACTGATCAGTAGAACTACACCAATGATGAGTAACTTTTTCATTTCTTTTCCTTTCTGTTAGTTGTTGTTTGGCCACTGTTGTATTGGTTTAAAAAAGTAATATAAACATGACTGCTGTATCTCTGATACCATAAACTATTAAATAACCTCTCCCATGACAAATGATAACATCTCTTGCATCTCCGGCAAACCCTGTATGGGTGCTTGCTTCCCACTACCTTAAATACGTTTTTTGACCAGTCATGACGGCCGAAAGTGCATTTCATCCCATCCAGACCAATTGATAACTGTTTTGAAATATGCCTTTTGATTGGCATTAACTTTTTTAATACATATGTTCGGATTTTCATTTTTCCTCCAATTTTTTTCTTTCCACTTTTAGTACGTAGTATTTAGGGTGGTGTAAATATAACATTTTTCCTATTATTGAAGAATAGCTATTCCAATATTCCCTATACGTAGTTCTATAGTTACAAAAATTCATTAACCAGTCAAATTGGTTTGTTGTAAATTCATGGTAATGCCTTTGATTTAATATGTCCTCTTTCCACGTTGGGGCTTCAAAGGGTCTAAGCAATGGAACGCTACACAGTAAAGGTTTGTTTGGTAAGCTATTTAGTATATCAGTTACATTTACAAGATGTTCAAATACCTCAAATGCAGTGATAGCATCAACTTTATATTGTGATAATTCTTTGTAGTTCTCCTGCAAATTAAAGTGTGTATTAACTATATCATATCCAGCGTCTCGCAACATTTCACTTAATTTATTAGAATATCCTAAATCTAATACTCTGCTACCTTTTGATATGAATTGAGTTACAAAACTAATTGATTTTTTGAAACGTCTTTGTTTTGTTTTGGATACTTCTATTTTTCCCATTTCTCTACCTTCCATGCTTTCCATTTACCGCATGAATCACTTTCACATTTTAATTTATTGTAAATTAAGCAATTGCTGAAATATGATCTTGTCGGCCTATCGAAATGTTTCTTCCTTACCTCCCAATGGGCGCAACTGCTACAATTCTTATTGTAATATTGATTGGTCACTATTTTCTCTTTTTATCTTTTTACCCTCCTGCTCTTACCTTTGCCCTAATGTTATGCCCAATATTTTCAAGGCTTTTCATCCGATTGTAAAGAGACTGTCGCCGCCGATGGACCTCATCACAAAAAGCAATCATGCCCTCCATCCGGTCCCGCTCTCCCTCTGCTTCTGTCTCTGCATACGCCTTCCGATCTTCCTGGGCCGGATATTCTTCTTTTTCTTTTCGGGCCGCGATCACCGCCGTTGCTTTTGTAAGTTCATATTGTTTTTTGGCATATCGATTCAGTTTCAAGAGGTCCATGTAGATCCTACCAAACGCATCATATACCGCATCGTGTTCATTGATGCACATATTTAAAGAATCAAAATCAACCTCAGTGACATTGTCAATATCTGTGGGCGGTTCGACTTTATCAAGATTGTCATTCAGTGTTTGGAGAAAGTCGTTGAAATTCTCTTCTGTGATATCTTTGTATTTAAAAAGCATCTTTTCCTCTTCAATGGATTCATTTATTTTCTTGGTACGCCATACCTGTGTTAGCCAACTTTATTTGCCCCACCCAGTTTTTCCATATTCCACAGGTAATAATGTCCTCCTACAACTTTAAAATGAAACACATCATTTGAATCTGTGCTGATTTGGGTTTTGGTAGGAACAAATATTAACCACCAATATTTCCACTTGCTAAATATTGCTCTCTGAAGGTCGAACTTAGAAAATACATGATTGTCATAAAATGGGTTTGGGGTGCCCTTCCCCTCAAATAAAGTCCCGCCCTTACTTCCGGCCCCATCCCGGCTGGCTAACCCAGCGTTTGCACACGGACTTTGCTCCGCACCGCCCATTAATCCGATAATATATTCAAGATCATTGATGTCAAATTTACCAGTAACTTCATTAACTTCTTTTGCTCTTGATAATAATTCCTTAATATCCTTTTTCATTATAATATCCCTTTCGTTTAATCCCGTCCACCGCAAATCCGGTGAAACGCAAATCGTTATATTTTTACCCCACAAAACGGACAATAATTAACAGCCATCCCATGGATTGAATAGTTCATTCTAAATCCATTTTCATCTCTTGCTGGTTCTCCGATATGCCAAAATTTTGAAGCAAATTGCCGCATATTATCACAACACCATTTATCATTAACGCTTATCCCCGCCCTATATTTTTGCATCTCCATTTTTATTGTAGATTTTATCTCGCTTCTTGAAGTCTCCAATACTGCGTTTAGTATCTCGCGTGCCATTGCAGCATCTTTATCAGTTGCTATCTTGCCCATTTTATTTCTCCTTTTAATTTTGTCCCACCCTATTCACAATTATCGTCAACCAATTCATATGTTACTTTATATTTTGCGATTCGATATTTTGTTACATCCTTAAACATTCCATGACAGTTTGCATTCCTTGCTTCGGATACTGAATTAAAATCATATTCGTCGCAATATGCCCTGCTATATGATCCCCTTGGTTTACCTGTTCCATTATCAATAATTCGATATACAATTTCTGGTTTCTTTTCTTTTGGCTTCATAACCACTCCCCTTTCGCCTGATTGCTGTGTTGGCCACACTAAAAATGCGAAGAATGCCATTCAAATAATTCCCCGCATTTTAGGCATGTCCAAGTATCTAAACAAACATGTAAGCATTTTGTACTTTTACATTTAGAGCAAGAGACTGCATAGTTAAATTTTAAATCCGCGTTTTTAGGCCCACCCTTACTTCCGCCCTCCATTAATTCGCCTATACGCTTTATTGATCTTTTGACCATCCAAGTTACAGTCCCGTCCGTTTTTTCTCCACTCAAAACCATTTCTTTCACTTCCTCATTTTATAAACGTAAACTCCACCATTGCGAATCACCTGATCTGCCTTTTTCAATATGATAGTTGGTACCAATGGCCGGGTAATCCCATACAGAGCATAATAATCAATACCAACAGTCAAGACTTCACCCGCATTGAGCCGTTTAATGATCTCGTCCCGGCTTTGTTCTCTCAACCATTTCGCTTTTCCTGGATTATAATAATTGCACACAATCATATTGGAACTATAATCCACACATCCGATCCCGCGCCAATCAGAAATAAACTCAGCGTATCCTCTGTGATTTTTCTGAAAGAAAATAGCCAAGATGCACAACAATAGACAGTAAAGGTAAATACCATAATCTTTTCGCATGAGCTAAAAACCTCCAATTAAAAAAGTCTCTTCCCGAGTCCGGGCGTATCAAAAACAACACCACCGCCCCAATCACAAATAAAAGATACCACCATCGAAATTTAAAGACATTTAACCCAACCAGGCTGAAGGGCGTAGTCAGCATCGCCACTGGGTAGCACCACCACAACCTAAACCCGAGTACCATGAACAGCCCTGCAAAAGCGTATGGTCTTGCCATCCCGGACCAGAACACGAACAGTGGACAGATTGCCACGAATACAGCACAGGCCATGGCATACCGTTTATCTCTAATCACCCAATACACCGCCAGGATGGTCAGGCTTCCTGCGATTACAAACGGCATCCGGATCCAGACTTCAGAACCCAATCCTAAAAATAGAAGAATCTTTCCGATCCAAACCGTCACAAACTCCTGCGGTCTGCCGGAATGAAGCCAGTTCATATAGAGAACTTCATCCATCCAAAATGGACGGGCGATATCTCTTAATCTTAATAATAAACCAAATATAAATAAAATACCCATTAAAACATTCTTCTTCAAAACGGCTCCTTTTTTACTTAAAAGTTAGCTTGCATTTAGTATTGGTTGCTCTTCCACGGTCTCAAATTCCCACCCACACTTACAAATATGCGTTCGGATTCTCTTAAAGCCATATACGTTCAATCTTGAATCAGTTACCTTTGTACGTCTCCCATATTTCCGGCATACCATACCGCCACTATTCTTAACATTCATGGTAACCCCTTAAACAAATGGAATTCGTTTCCCCCGGTTAAACCCTCTCTTCGCCCAGATATACTTCAGTTTACCCCATACATAACCCAATTCTCCCACATCCATAGGTATGTCCATCCACTCCCTCGGTATCCGTGCAAGATCCGGAAAGTATCTCTTGAACACCTGCCGGTAGGCGTATTGATGTATTCGATACCTGTAGGGCAGGTTAAGGCAGAAACTTTTGAGTGGTTCCCCCCAGAAAGGATTGATACATTCACCAAAAGCACCCCATAGTTTTTCCTGTGCTATCTTTTCGATTTTGTTATAGTGCTGTTCTTCCCATCTTTCCTCAAATCGCTTCAGTCCTCCGAACAAAATAGAGTATGGATTCACATGGATCCCCGTAAGGAATTCCAGTCCAAACGGAACTATAAAAGTGTAGTCTTTTAAGGAAACAATCTCGTTCATCTTGCGGAGAACGGTATAAGTCCTTCCCCCTCTTGTTGCAAGCGGCATAAGCTCTTTAAGCTTTGGATAGTCGGCTTCTCGCTCCTCTCGAGACACACCAATTCTAACATGCTTTCGCACACCGGTCAGTAACGCAATTCGTCTGGCATAACCCAGGTGCTTGGTATAGCCCCCTACGTTGTATGCCGTGAAGGACAGGTCAATATCACGTCTTTGCGCTATCAGCCCTGCGGTTATGCGTGAGTCAAGGCCGCCACTGATGGGAACGCATATTTTCCCAGTTGGCAAATTTTTTTTAATTGCATCGTCAAGGTGTATGTATAGCTGTTCAATCAAATCTATTATCTATACCTCTTTTTTAAATTCAAGTAGCGTTATATCCCCATCCTGTAATTGCATTAAAAGGCTTTTACCATATTGAACCGCTTCACTCCGGATACGTATAGACATCCGTTCAATCGCAAAATGTAGACGGTGAAGAAGCCCTGCAACATTCTTGTCCATCAATACAGTCTTGTTATAATTAAATGGATGGCCTTGGACGCTACCACACTTAGTTTTCTTTTTGAATAAATGAAATTTTGTCTTGTGTGTCTCTGGCCTTAATCTGTTTTTTATTTTTGTTGGAGTTGACACCGCGAGAGCCAAATCCCTTAAGCATTCAGCGACAATATCTCGATCCCTTCCTTCTCTTATATCACGGAAATACATCTTTGGTGTGCACCAATTCTCTGGTATTATAACAACCTGTTGATCCTCTCTGTCTTTTAATAATTTTATATATTTATGGAAATTTCTTCCGTCTTCCATCAACTGTTTACAGGAATTACATACTTCCTTTACTGGCCTCCAAGATGTATCTCCGCACCCAGGGCAAGGTTTTTGTGTTCCAGCCATTCTTTCACTCCTTCATTAATTCAATCTTGTACATCAAGCAATCCTTTTGATCCCCAATCCATAATCCAATATATATCAACCACAAGGATACGATACAAAACAGACAAAATAATGCTTTTAAAACCCACCAAATAATCTTGATAGTAAACATCATTTATTCCTTTCGGGTGTCCCATGCTGTCGCTCTTTTTGACCCTGTCTTGTTTAATAGTGTAAAGTTTTTACATGATGGATTTTTATCTTCAAAATAACACCCAGGTTTATGTTCTAATTGATAGTACACCGTTAATTCTTTCCAATTTCTTGCTCCACAAAACGGACATGATTTTGGTTTAGCCATGATCTACCTCCTGTACATTAAACTTTTTCCCTGCCTTTTCAAATTCCCTTTTTATCATTTTTAACACAGCTTTTCCGGTGGCCTTGTCTAATCCACCTTTGCGATAAATTGCATCACTAATAGCACCGGCACAAAACTCAAGAGTATCATAGGCGTCAAGATCTTTATCGGAATCGGTCATGATTCCCCCGGTGGAGCTGGTCGTTCTCGCCAATGGGTGACATTTCCAATATGTATTTTCTGTACCAAATCAAACCAATAGGGTAATTTATGGTATAACGTATATATACCCCAATATGTATAACCTTCCGCTGCAAAAATTACGATTTGTCCAGTTTCCGGCAGCCTCTCCCTCTCATCCACTGGAATCCAACGGTGAGGCTCTTCCAAACAATCTAATGCACTTTCAAACCAGTCTCGTGGAGCAGATGACCTATCACCACTGGCAATCTGCTGTCGCCAATAATCCCACCCCTCCATAATTTTCTTTTCATCTTCACGGTTCATGATTCATTCCTTTTATCTCAAACCCCTGCATGACATTTCCCTGTCTGCAAATTCACTTATCTTGTCACATATTTCTTCAAGTGGTTCTAATTCGTCTGGATCAAGAGATGATAGTTTCTCTTTTATTTCATCTTCTGTAAGGTTAATCAAATTTCTTAATTCTTCACTCATGTTTAGATCCTTTCGGAGGCATAAATTCCGTCCAGTTTTAATAATTCCTCAAATGTTGCAACATTAATACATTTTCGATATAAATTTTTTACACTACCAATACTCCATACCATATAATATTCAATATCATGAACGTAGCATACATTACGACACCAAGTACTCCACTTAGAATCTAATAGGGTGGTCCAATACGGTTTATTAGCTGCTGTTTTATTACCAAGCCATCGCCTCCATCTTGTTCGCATTATTTGTAATTGTTTTAATTCTTCATTCATGATTCATTCCTTTTATGGCTATTATCTATTGTCTCTTATCAATGACTCATTGACTGTTTCTTGATGATGTGGTATATGTATTGCTACAAGATACGTATTCTTGCCATTTTTTTTGGATCGTTTTTTAATTGTAGCGGTTTTCCATGGCAAACCATAACCATTATTTTTGTTTTCATACACCCAAACCTCTTCTTTTACTTTAAATTTATATATCATTTCTAACCCCTTTCATCTCTCTTGCTGTTATCCCTATTATCTCTTGGGTGTTGTTGGGCTAATATCAATAGTGACATGCTCAACCCTTGCTTTCGGAAAAGCCCCTCGCACACTGGGCAGGTTTTTCCTTGCTTTTTTTCTTGTTTCAAATATGGCCGTTAAGTGCCCGCGTAAGTGAATTGGGATTATTGGTGGAGGCTCTTGAAACCACCAATATCTACTGATCAACCCGTGTTCCTCTTGACTTCTTGTATTAATAGCCCAACCTCTGTATGTTTTAATGATTGTTTTCATCTTCTCAACTCCCTTATCGTTATGATCGGGCCAAATTGCATCTGGTTTTCGTTCTCGAATATCTTTATCACTATTTTTTAATTGCTGATATAATGATTTTTGCATTTATATTCTCTCCGTATCTGATATGTATACAATGCACCATGCGGTACAATGTATATTTGACTTTTTTGCATACTTATGCTTCTACATAGTTTACTACACGTAAATTTTTTACTTAAATTCTCTCGATAATCTACTTCTCTTATTTCCTTTTGTCTTCCACAAATATGACAATATACTAAGATTCGTGGTTTCTTTTTCCGACCCCTCACCTTAACCTCTCGAATGGCACAGTCTCGCTATCCTCTGATATGTTCCCGGAATAGTCAGTAACTATCACATAAAACCAAATTGGCCCGTATGGCAATATGGAAATGGGCCTTGATACAGTGGTGTCTCTGCCGTGCCAAAATTCAAATGCTCCATATTCATTTTCATAATAGACATAATACAAGTTCACATCTAATTCAGGATTTTTTCTCCAGGCAACGGTTACCGTGTCTCCCTGGGGAGATTGATATACCCAAACCGTATCCTTCCGGGATGGGAAGAATTGCCAATCTGTCCACAAGATTTCGCCATCTTGCTGAATTTCATTCCGCACCTTGATCCCATCAGTACTATCGGCCCACTCAATTTGCGGCATTTGTCCTATTGCCCCATTCTGTCCGTCGATCCCGTCTCGGCCTGGCAATCCTCGGATAGTAATTACATTCCCGGAGCTTTCCGTAATCACGGCCACTGTTGAATCCTGGTTGACAGATATGGTGTATGTCTGCGGTACGTCATTGTTGGTACACGTAAAACTACAGAGGCATATTGTCAATATCATCGCCCCAAGTGTTTTCAATCGGCTCAACATTAGGTCTCTCCTTATATTCTCTTGGGTTTAACCGATGCCCCACGTACCGGTTATTATCAACCGTTATGCAACTTCGACCAATAAAGTTTTATTGCTCCACCATCCTAGATTGCAACTCTGGCAAAAATAGAAAATCTCATTTGGGGAGTGACAATTGATCTCGCTTATTTCTTTCTTGCAGTTTGGACAAAGAACATTGGCCGAAGTCCCGCCCTTTCCCACGTCCCCCGACTGCATAACCACTGGCTGCAAGTGACCGCAACGCATGGCTTCGGAAAGTGCAGCGGTAAATTGTTCAAGATCCAATCTATCTACACCAAATCTGTCAGTAAATACAGCATGTTTTTCAAATAATTCTTTAGCATTCATCACTCTCTCCTTTCGCCTGCCTTTTACGGAAATGCTTTAGCATGGTAATCATCTTTGATACTTTTCGCTTCATCCACCATCGCCATAATTTGTCATATAGCTTAGTTTTCATTACACACACCCAATTAAAATGCACGCTGGCCATTAATCGTATTTCTTATATAATCACATATCTTTTCAGCCATATAGCTATTTTTAAATTCTTCCCACTCGACATAGTTACCATCTTCTTTCTGTAGTCTTAATCCAATTTTTAATGATGGGATATCATTATTCTTTCTTTTTTCTTCAATTACCCACACACAAGATAATTTTATCTTGCATCCGTTAATGATAATTTCGTCCTTAATCATCACTCTCTCCTTTCGCCTGATATTGCCGTTATGTGGAGCTACTCTTTTTCAGGAATATCCCTTCTCTCCACCCTTCTTGATAAAACGATGGAATCATAATGAATGTCCGACATATAAAAACCCCCGATACTTATCCCATACCTATCAACTCCAATTTTTCCATTATGCCATGTATTATCACCCCCACCATATTCTGCTAATTCGTTTCCATTCACATAATAGAGTTTCGTTGAAGTTGTATGGAATTTTACATAATCTCCAGCCTCCAAATTTAACCCATTTCGATCTTTAAATATAATATCTATTCTCATAACACACCCCCAAAGTTAATATCCATTACTCTCCAACCTGTTCTTTATGTTCTGTATCTC